ACCGTCAGGCCGTCCGGCAGGGTCGTGATCTGCGTGCCACTGAGGTCCAGGTCTCCGCCGACCGTCAGGCCGTCCGGCAGGGTCGTGATCTGCGTGCCACTGAGGTACAGGGATCCGCCGACCGTCAGGCCGTCCGGCAGGGTCGTGATCTGCGTGCCACTGAGGTCCAGGGATCCGCCGACCGTCAGGCCGTCCGGCAGGGTCGTGATCTGCGTGCCACTGAGGTACAGGGATCCGCCGACCGTCAGGCCGTCCGGCAGGGTCGTGATCTGCGTGCCACTGAGGTCCAGGGATCCGCCGATACGCCCGTTTGCGTCCATCATGCGCTTGATTTGATCGAGAGTCATTTTCGATTCTTTCGTGTGTTTTGTGGAGAGCGAAAGCCGTGCGCCGATGTGACGCACGGCGGGTTTATTATGCGATGCCGATCTTTACTTCGGCAAAGTGCGGCAGGTCCAGGTCGCGGAACCCGACGGGCGAGACGAACCCGGAAGCGGACTCCCGCACGCGGGCGATATCCTCTGTGATCCGTTGCACCTTGTCCCACCCGGCAACGAGCACGGGGCGCGGGATCTTGACGCACTCGACACGCGGGAACAACGTACCAGACTCGGCCAGTAGGAACGAAACGCGGGCGTCATCCTCCCCGGTCGCCTCCCGCATGAGGCCAAAGAAAAGGCCCGCCTGGACGAAGTAGCGCGAATCCACGAAGTTGCGGTCAAACTTCGAGAACGCGTCTCCGTTGACGTACTTGAGATCCGGCATGTTGACCCCGATCATGCAGTCGGGGCGCGTCTGGATCCGAACGCCGTTGACATCGCCGCGCAGAGTGGTCTGGTACTCGACCTCTCCGCCGAACACAGTGCGCATGATGCCCAGGGCCTCGCGAACCAGCGGCAGCGCCCGCTTGATTTCGGCGTCCTGCGTCTCGGTGATGATTTCCGCACCTTCGTTCTCGGCCAGCCAGGACTTGCAGACGTTGGCGATTCCATTCCAGGGCTTGACGGCGCCTTTCTCGTCGGTGTAGGTCGCGGGCTTCACGACGATGCGCTTCCCGGACTGGTCCCCGGTCAACATTGCATCTAAGGCAGATCCGCCCGCCGTGTAGCGGCTTCCACCTCCGGAGTAGGCCTGTTCCTGGTACTCGGCGCTCCACGCCTCCAGCGACGATCCGCCCCAGTCGCACAGGGCCGACGATCCGAGGTAGCCGCCCTGGATGTACTGTTCCCACGGAAGGCCGCGGATGATCTCGGCGCTCACGCTTCACCGTCCAGGAAAACAAGGCGTGCGATTCTGCACTTCCCGTACTTGTCTCCAATCCTGTCCTTGCGTGCGGTCACAGACTCAAGCGACGCGGCGCCGTTGTCCAAGTACTGCTCAAACACAATCGGCCGGCCGTCCTGAAGCGGAGACGGATCGGTGCAGTCGCGCTCGAGCGTGAGCACATACATCCCGTCGCTCACTTCGAGGCCTCGCGATTCGCGGCGGCGGCGGCGGCGGCGGCGTTCAGATCGTCGGTGGTCTGCGCATCGGCCTGCATGACCTCCAAAGATGGGTCAAAATCGCCGGACTCGGCCTGCGCTTGGAGCTCCAGAGCCTTCGACAGCATCTCGGTGCTGACGGGGAGCATCTTGAACAGACGGCGGATGACGGTCTTCTTGGCCATCTCCGCGAAGTCCGTCACCCACGGCCCCGAAGTCCCTGCACGGCTGCGCTTGCGGATGTCCTCGACCTCGGAACGTGTCATGTAGTCGTACTGGATGCCTCCGCCGACCAGGCGGGCAATGGCGTAGACGGCTGTGATGGTTCCGCGATCGGCTTCCAGGCTCGGCTTGTGGGACAACTTCGACTCCAAGCCGAACTCCACATCAAACACGTCTTTTTCGTGGACCGCGTGCGCCTCCAGGGAGACAATCTGGCCAGAGCGACGGGCCAGCGAGATCAAGCCACGGTATCCTGGGATGAACTGGCAGGTGGAGCCATAGGGGACCAAGTACCCCTCTCCCAACGATCCGCCCGGGTTCAGCCCGATCTCCGCCGCCGCCATGATCGAGAGCATGACCGACTCTTGCGAGCACTGTAGGATCTTCGGGTTCTTGGCTGCAGCAGTCACGGCGATGGTAACGAACTGGTCGACGTTGCCGCGCATGTGGACGGGGAGGCGCTTGACGATTCCGCCGCGCTTGGCGGCAAGTGCGCCCTGGAATTCTTGGAGAGCATTCGACATTTTCGATCCTTCTGGTGGTGGAGAGCAAAAGCGGGGGCCGGGTAGATCGGTTCACTGAATACGCGATTTGTCGAGGTTTCCCGACCCCCGCAGGCCCGGACCTCCGGGCTTCCTGTTGAGATACAAGGTAGCCGACGTTTTACGGAAAAGCAAGCAAGTTTTACGAAACGAGCGTATCTTTGCAAATATGAACACAGCAACACGGCGCGAAGTCGCCAAGGCTCTTGGGGTAACGCAACTCACATTCACGCGCAAAGTGGTCGCTGGCCTGGCGCCGCTGCCTGTCTCTGGACAATGGCCTACCACGGGCAAGCCCCGGGCGGAGTCTGTCCCAATGTGGGATATGGATGCGTGCCTTCGTGCCTGGGGCCGGATGTGACTTGCGCACGACGTGCGGATTTCGTAGATTCAACGGAGCGACGGACAACAGGCTGGTACCCTGCCGTCTCCAAGTCCATCAACAGACGAGCCCTTTGGATTGGCGTGGGAGCGAAAGCTCGCCGGGAGTTGATGCCCGGAGTACCACCGCGCCAATCCATGGGGCTTTTTGCATTGGAGTTCGAATGAATTTCGACATTGCAAGCGACTCGCTCCGCCTCCTGGAGTCGACGTTTTCGCGCAACTGCCACGTCTTCGAAAAGGTCGAAGAAGGCCCCGCGTTCTTCATCTACAGGGTCCAGAGAGAGGACGCGCCGCGCTGCTGGTTCGAGGTATTCCAGCGCCGCGTTTACCCAGAGCGCACCATTGCCGGGAAACTCATTCCGGCCTCGGAAGCCTACCCTTCGGACGCGTCTTTTGGAGTTTGGGCATGGACCTATCCGCACATCGAAACGGCCCGCTGGAGGGCCGGACAGATCAAGCCGCACCGCTCGACTATCCAGGATTCGGCCCCATGAGGATCAGGACAATCAAGCCAGAGTTCTTCCGGCACGAAGAATTGTCGCTTCTTCCGCACAAAACGCGGCTGCTATTCATCGGTTTGTGGTGCCTGGCAGACGCCGAAGGGCGCCTAGAGGATCGTCCGAAACGCATACGCATCGACGTTTTCCCCTACGACTCGGAGCCAGTCGACGACGATCTGGACGCGCTTGCGCAGGCCGGATTCATCACCCGCTACCAGGCGCAAAGCGTTGCTGTCATTGAGGTTACGGCGTTTTCGAAGCACCAGCGCCTGTCCGGAAAGGAAGCGGGCTACGCTTCACAACTTCCACCAAACGACAACCAGGGAAGCAATGGGGAAGCACCTGTGAAGCACCCAGACGTTCCCGGATGCTTCACGGATGCCCAGGAAAGGAGTATAAGGAAAGGAGTAAAAGGAAAGGAAGAACAAGGAACGGACAAGCCGCGCAAAGCGGCGTTTTCTCCTGACGAGTTCGATCACCTCCTGTCCAACGCCATGAGGGAGCATTCGACATTCTGCAACGAGTGGCATCGATGGCTCACCGTTCGCGCATCGAAGCGCAAGCGCGTCTCCGAGCATGGAGCCAAAGAGCAACTGCGCAAGATCCACGCGGCAGGCATCCCGGCAGCACTGGCGGCAATCTCCAAGAGCATCGCCAACGACTGGACGGGCCTATTCCTCGAAGACGCTCCACCAGCGGCACCAGCATCCGCCCGCCCGCTTTCCTTTGCCGAAGCGACCGCACACCTTCCGCCGATCCATCGCGGACCGCGCCCAGGACTGGACGGATCGTATGAGTGACCGCCAGGGGCTTCCGCGCTCCGAGTCCGCAGAGCAGTCGATTCTCGGCGTCTTCCTCCGGTTTGGCTACATGGTCAAGGCGTCGCGCCTCGACAAGGCCGATTTCTATTCCGAGCGGCACCGGGCCATCTTCGAGGCGATGCAGGCATGTACCACGGCAGGGGATGCAGTCACGATCGTTTCGGTCGAGGAGCGCCTTCGCCTGGAAAAGACGCTCGGAGTCGCAGGAGGGGCAGACTACCTGATGGACCTGGCCGACTCGGTGGTTTCCCATCATGGATGGGAGGGGTTCGAAAAGATCGTCCTGCAGAAGGCGACCCTTCGTGCAGGGATCGCGATTGCCCGGCGCCTCAACGAAGACGCGTTTTCCGATGATCGCGAGGTGGACGAGATCGTGGCCGACATGGCTGCGGCAGTCTCCGACCTCACGCGCCGGTCGTCCGCAGTCACGTCGACCACATGGCAAACGGCGTTCCACCTGGTCACGACACCGCGCAAGGAAGATCCGACAATCCCGACCGGGCTGGACTTCCTGGACTCTATTCTGCAGATCCGAGGCGGGCAACTCGGGATCATCGCGGGGCGCCCAGGAGACGGCAAGAGCGCCCTGGCCACCCAGATGTTGCTCCAGATCGCAAAGGGCGCAGAGGCGCTTGTCTGCTCCCTGGAAATGAGCCCAGAGGAGGTTGCCCAGCGCATCATTGCCCAGGAGACGGGAATCCCCCTCTGGAGCATCGACGCGATGCGGTTCGCAAGCGTACAAGACCGGGCCAAGGTCGAAGCGTGCCGAGACGCGTTCAGGATGAACTTTTGCGCTACGCCGACCGTCTCTGAGCTTCGGGCCGTAGCCATGGTACGGAAAGCCCAAGGGTCGCTCCGCATGATCGTGGTCGATTACCTCCAGCTTCTCCGCACCAAGAAGCCGAGCACATCGCGAACGCAGGACGTTACCGAGATTTCCCGGGATCTCAAGCTCCTGGCCATGGAGCTACAGGTTCCGGTCGTGGCTCTTTCGCAGTTCTCACGCGAGGCCGCAAAGGGCCCGCCCGAGCTTCACCACCTCCGCGAATCTGGCTCGATCGAGCAGGACGCCGACTGGGTTTTGTTCTGCTACGCCGACAAGGGCGCCCAGGACTCGCGAATGGTTTCGCTTGCAAAGAACCGAAAAGGGCGGCGCGTCGAGCCGTTCGCAGTTGGGTTCCACGGAGAAACCGTATCCTTTGGAGGGCAAACGCTTTGAACCAACACGACACCGGAGCCCTGCGCCCGGTCAAGCTGGAGCGCGTCACGGGCAAGCGACTCGGGAGAGAGGTCCGCGAAGTCTTGCCCGCATCAACGCGCAACCGATGGGCCGACGCCCAGCAACTCGCAGACGACGAACTCAAACGAACGGGGATCAAATGGGCGGTGGTAGACGCATGAGCCACGCAATCATCGCTCTGGTGCTCATCGCTGTCCTTGGGTTGATCGCGCTCGGGATGGATGGCGGCGACGACCCGTCGGGAGAATGAGCATGAACAGATGGCCGTGGAAGATGGGCGGGCCTGCGATATGCCACGCATTGCTGCAAGGATCGGCCAAGGAGGTGGTTTCGACACTCGGGACGGGTTCGGATGCGTCCGAGCAGGTTAACCGATTATTGTGGCATCCATGCGGCAAGGAGAACGTATGAGCTGGCTTCCATCAGACGTGGCGAGATGCCAAGGCGTCGGAGACGACATCGAAGGATGGCGCGAAGGATGCGGAACGTGCATGCGCCGAACGTCTCCGCTCGGTCGCGTCCACATGACTCCGCCGCCGATCATCGCATTCTGGTGCGAATTTCTGATTGCGCCGAAGCCGCTTGACATCGCTCGATCATTCCCACATCTTTAGACCAGTTCTTGTGGGGGCCGATCGCGGGGTTTACCCTGCACCGTCGGCGTACTTGCGGGAGTGTGTTTTCGATCCTTTCGAAGTGTGGAGAGAGCCGTCCAGGGATTCACGACCTGGGCGGTTTTCGTTTTTTGGGTTTTGGCCGTATATTTAGGGCATGACCGAACGGGAGAAAGACGAGATCGCCGGAGTCGTCACCGGCACAATCCTCATTGCTGCGGCCTGCGCTGGCATCGTATGGGGGACGCACTCGATTGCAACTGCTCGATGTTCCTCGCGCTGGGAGGGTGTCGCGAAGACCGAATACGGAGCCCTGACCGGGTGCCGGGTCGAGACGGTCGCCGGGTTCATTCCCGAACAGAATTGGGGACGGTGATGCCCGCGGGGAGGCCGAGCGAGTACGATCCCGCGTACTGCGAACAGGCGAAAAAGCTCTGCAGGCTAGGAGCTACAGACGTTGAGATTTCTGATTTCTTTGGAGTAAGTCCAAGCACGTTCTACAGGTGGAGCGCAGAACACGAAGAATTTCGAGAGTCCATAAAGACGGGGAAAGATTTTGCGGACGAAAGGGTCGAGCGTTCGCTTTACGCCAAAGCTGTCGGATACGAGCACGACGACACTGATGTCCGCGTTGCTGATGGGGTTATTGTCCAAACTCCTGTCCGCAAGATTTACCCTCCAGACTCGACTGCCGCAATCTTTTGGCTAAAGAATCGGAGACGAAGCGAATGGCCAGACAAGCAGAACGTAGTGCCGCAAAACCCAGACGGAACCGCGCTCGGGATTATGAGCCAGATCGCAGGAGCGGCAATTGTACCAAAGCCTTCCAAAGAATGAGTCCGAGGCGATTCGGCTTCTTTCGGACCCGGATTGGCGCATAAGGAATATCTATTGGATCATGGACAAGGATGGAAAGGTTGTTCCTTTCCGCCTTAATGATGCGCAGGAAAAATTCTTTTCCGAGGTATGGAATAGAAATCTCATTCTAAAAGCAAGACAGCGCGGATTCTCTACGCTTATTCAGATCATCATGCTTGACCAGTGTGTTTTCCGAGACAACATCCGAGCAGGCGTTGTGGCGCAGGACAAGGATGCCGCGACAGTAATTTTCCGCGACAAAATCAAGTTTGGATACGATCACCTCCCGCCACTGGTTCGCGAGGCCCGCCCGCTGGTAACAGACAGCGCGCAAGAACTGGTGATGGCAAACAACTCGTCGCTTCGCGTTGCCACGTCGATGCGATCTGGAACGCTCCAATTCCTGCACGTCTCTGAGTTTGGGAAAATCTGCGCCAAGTATCCAGCAAAGGCACGCGAGGTCATTACGGGATCTCTACCTGCCGTCGCAAAAGACGGATTCACGTTTATTGAGTCTACAGCGGAAGGGCAGGAGGGGCGATTCTACGAGATGTGCGAACAGGCCAGGAAGGCTCAGCTTGAGGGAATTGATCTTGGACAGGAGGATTTCCGATTCCACTTCTTTGGGTGGTGGGACGCAAAAGAGTATTCGCTCGATTCTTCGTCTATTGGGATGACAAAAGGAGATAACCAATACTTTGACTCTGTAGAAGCAAAGATTGGACGAAAAATTGACGAAGGGCATCGGCGCTGGTACGTCACAAAGAAGCAAGTCGATTTTGGTGGCGATTCACAGATGATGAAACAAGAATATCCAAGCCTTCCGGAGGAGGCGTTTGAGCAGTCATCCGAAGGGTGCTTCTATACCGAGCAAATGACGGCGGTTAGGAAGTCTGGACGCATCTGTAGCGTTCCTTACATGCCTGGATATCCTGTAAACACGTTCTGGGACATTGGAAGCGGAGACGGTACGGCAATTTGGTTTCACCAGCGAATCGCCGGAGAAGATAGGTTTATTCGATTCTACGAAGAGTGGGACAAACATTACTCCCATTACGTCGGAGAAATGCAGAAGCTCGGTTATGTGTGGGGGAAACATTTTCTTCCGCACGATGCAGGGCACAAGCGCCAAGGGATGCACGCAAACAAATCCGCAGAGGATATACTAAAGGACCTCGGACTGACTAATACGGTGGTCCTACCTAGGATCGACAACATCCAGGCTGGAATCCAGCTTACCCGCGCTGCGTTCGCGTCTGTCGTGTTTGATCGCGAGGCGTGCGCCCAGGGGATCATCCATCTGGATCGCTACTCGAAGGAGTGGAACGAGCGCCGCGCATGCTGGTCGAGTGAGCCAAAGCACGACAGGCACAGCGAAGGTTCCGACGCGTTTCGGCAGTTTGCCCAAGCTGGAGACAAGGTTTCCGGCAAGTCTTCCGCGCCCATTGTGATCCCGAAACGCTGGTGAATTGCGGAATTTGGGAAATTAGCGTATTTTTGGAAACATGGCCGACGCGAACCACGAGAAATTCCGGAAGACGATCGACGCCGACCTAGAGGCGCGCGCTCGGCAGCGGAAGGCCTACCAGGAGGATACGGAGTTCGCCGTCCTCGGTGGGGAAAAGCAGTGGGACAGCACCGAATGGTCCCGCCGCGTCTCCGACAAGCTCCCCCGCATCACCTACAACGTATGCGGCCCGATCATCCGGCGCGTGGCCAACGCCATCACCTCGAAAGCCTACTCCGTCCACGTCACGGCGCAGGGCGAGGGCGCATCCCAGGAGATGGCCGAATTCCGCGCGGGAATGATCCGAGCTATCGAGATCACCGGAGGCGCCGAAGCTGCACGCGCGGCTGCGGTCAAGTGCATGGCGACCGGAGGCTTTGGAGCCTACCGCGTGGTGCTCGGCCAGGACGCCAGCGGCGCCCCGCAGATCCGCTACGAGCGCATCCTGAACCCCCTGCACGTCGTCCCCGACTGCGAGGCCAAGGCCGTCAACCTTTCGGACATGCGCCATTGCACGGTGTACGTTGACCTTTCCGAGGCCACCTACAAAGCCAAGTACCCCGACGGGTCCGCGACCTCGGCAGAGCCTCCCGAAGGCGCCGAATCTTGGGTCAAGGAGGGATCTATCCGGGTTGCCGAGTTCTGGGAGAAGCGCGACGACGGGACCGTCTGGCAGACGTTTCTCGACGGCGCGGGCGTTCTTGGTGAACCCGAGCAATTCCCCGGCTCACTGATCCCCATTTTCTTCCTCGTCGGCGAAGAAACCGATGTCGGCGGAGAGGTGATCTACAAGGGCGTGGTTCGGGACATCAAGGAGCCTCAGCGGTTCAAGAACCTGTGGAAGTCGGAGGAATACGAATACCTCTCCGGCAAGAAGCAGCCGCCCGCGCTCCTGACGCCAGGCATGGTTTCGGATCCGGCCGTCCTCCAGTCGTGGTCCGGAGGAAGCTCCGCGGCCTTCCGCCTGTGGACTCCTGACGCCAGCAACCCGGGTGCGGCCCCAATCTTCCCGAGCGCCCCCGAGATTCCGGCCGGATACGCCAACGCCAGCGCCGAAGCGTCCGAAGAGATCAAGGCCATGTCCGGAATCTTCGATGTTCACCTTGGGCGCCAGTCCAGCGAGTCCGGCCGCGCCATGATGGTGCGCCAGGAGCAGGCGGACCTCGGAACCTACCACTACGAAGCGAATCTTCGCTCTTTGATCGAGTACGAGGGCGCCGTCCTGAATGGCCTTCTTTCCGTGTTCGCCGATGAGCAGATGATCCTGCACGCGGCCGAAGACGGAAAGCTGACCTCGCAGGAAGTCGCATCGATCCAGGGCATCCGCGAAGACCTGCAGGGATTCAACGGCGGCACCTACGGCGTTCGCGTCGTGAGCGGCCCGAACTTCCGCACCAAGCGGGAGCAATTCGTTTCCATGCTGTCGGAGATCGGGACAAAGAATCCCGTGATTGCCCAGCTTGGCGCTCCAGAATTGATCCTCGCCATGGACATCCCCGGCGCCCAGGAATTGTCCGCGGTGGTGGAGAAGTACCTGATCAAACAGGGAATGCGCGAGGCCAAGCAGGACGAGAAGCAGGGCGGCGACCCGCGCGCGATGCTCGACCAGATGGCGCAGGCCATGGAAGCGATGCAGGCAGAGCTTGCCGAGGCCACGAAGGCCCGCGGTCTCATGGCGCAGCGCATCCAGGAACTGGAATCCGGCACCGATGCCGAGATCCAGAAGACCGCTCTGCAGGCGCAGACGACCATCCAGAAGGCGCAGATCGACAGTGAGGCCAAGATCCTTGCCGCGCGCATCGCCGCCGAAACCGACCTCCAGATTGCGGCCATGAAGGAGCGCGGCGCCAATGAGCGCGCCGTTCTCGATGCCGTGACGACTCCGACCCCCGCGGCGACGGCTCCCGCGGAGGACGTTGAAGACGAGCCGGACGAGGGCTACCAAGTCCTCTCGATTGCCCCGGAGGGCATCCAGTGAGCGAAGAAACGACCAGCGAAATCCTCGAATCCGAGATCCCCGAAGATGTTGCGCCCAGCGTCACCGACGCCGCGGAACATGCTCCGGCCGGCCCCGAGGAAGCACCGAAGCAGGAACAGCCAAAGCGCGAACTTCCCAGCGCCATTCCGTATTCCCGTTTCTCTGCCGTGGTTTCCGAAAAGAACCAGGCGAAGGCGCGGGCAGCGGAGTTGGAGCGACAACTCGCCGAACTGACGCGCCCCCAGCAGGGAGCGCAGCGGGAAAGCGAAATCAGTGTTCCGGATCCTCGGAAATACGACTCCATCGAGGCGTACAGCCAGGCGGTCCAGGAGCACATCCACGCCACGGCCCAGACCCTCGCTTCCAGGCATTCGCAGCAGACCATCCAGGCCGCACAGCAGCAGGCCGAAATCCAGACGCTCGTCGGAGGATTCAACGCCCAGGCGCAAGCCCTGGCCGCGACGAATCCGCAGATCGGCGACGCCATCGACATCTTCCGCAACTTGGAGCAGGACATCCACCCGGATGTTTTCCGCGACATCGTTGCAGAAGGGCCGGGGCTCGTCTGGGACATCGTGACCAACCAGGAGGTCATGGACCGACTGATTGGCGCGACCCCGCTGCAGGCCGGACGGATCTTGGCATCGATCGGCGCCACGTCCAGCACTCAATCCAAACCCCAGGCCATCAGGCCGAACCAGCCACCCGCGCGCCAGCCTGTTCCGGTTACCCGGACGGTTTCCGGCCCTGCGCGCGTGGCTGAAACCGACCCTTCCAAAATGACGCAGGCGGAGTACTTCGCCTGGCGTGAAAAACAGGAGCACTGAGCATGTCCACCGTCGCCACCGTCTCTCCCCAGCTCGTCGTTCGCGAGTCCGAATTCCTCCTCAAGAACAACCCCACGTTCTTGAAGTCCGGCATCCCCGACTACTCCAGCAAGTTCAAGGGCGGACAGTCCGGAACCACCGTCAAGATCGCCAAGCCGACCAAGGTTGGCGTCACCACTGGCGCATGGGACACCTCGTCTTCGGCGCAGGCCGTGCGTGATGGTTCGGTAGATCTGACCATGGCCACCACGCCGATCAACGTGACCTTCAACTTTACGCCTGACCAGTTGGGCATGAACTTCCAGGACATGTCGGCGCAGTTCATGAAGCCCGGTCTGGCGCGTCTGGTCGCGGCTGTCGAGAAGTCCATCCTGGACAACCTGGCTCCCAAGATCTCCCGCGTGTACGGCGCCGCCGCGATGACCTCCGCCGCGATGGCTTCCATCCGCACCATGCTGGGCGATTCGCTCTGCCCCCAGGACAACCTGCAGGCGCTGGTTCGCTACCAGATGAACCAGGATCTGCAGCAGGACACAGAAGACCTGTTCAACGCCGCCTCCTCGATCGGCAAGTCGAACCTCAAGGGCTCCACCCCCGAGTGGTCCGGCTTCAACATCAAGGAAGCCACGATCATGCCCGTGCAGACCACCGGAACGCGCGCCGCTGGCACGATCAGCACGACCATGACCGAGGCCGCGAACACGGTTGCTCTGGACATCGGGTCTGGAACCGAGACGATCAAGAAGGGCGAGGTGTTCTACATCACGGCCTGCGAAGACGTCAACGACCAGACCAAGGCCAGCCTGGGAACCCCGAAGCGGTTCTGCGCCGCTGCCGACGCCACCGCTTCGGGCGGAATCGTCACCGTGACCCTGACCGAGAACATCTATGCCAGCACCTTGGATGCTCGGCAGAACGTGACCCGCCTTCCCACCTCCGGCGATACCGTGGTGTGGTACGGCGCTGGCTCGGCTTCCGTCATGCAGGGCATCTTCTACGACCCGATGGCCTTCGCCACCGCGTTCCTGGACCTGCCTGCGTACGACGAGGCCAACGCCGCCCCGTTCACCGTCCCCGGCACCAAGATCCGCGGTCTGTTCGAGCGCCAGAAGAACGTCGCCACGGGCGTGACCACCTTCCGGTGGGATGTGCTCCTGGCCTCGGCGCTGGTGGAAGACGCATTCGCCGCGCGCATGTTCCGCACCGCTTCGACGACCTGATAGTCAGGCATCGCTAGACCCTCTTCGGGCGCCCCTGGGAAACCTTGGGCGCCCTTTTGGGTAGGAAGACTTCCGGAGGGCAAGCGATGAGATACCCCATGTGGCGCAGAAACATCGACGGGACGGAATTTGTCGTACACGACAAGTCCGAAGCCTACGCCGAGCCGGAGAAGATCGCGGGATTCCTGCCCAACAAGCCGATTCCCGAGCAGACAGAAACCACCACCGAACCGGAGGCCGAAGATGGCTTGCAAGAAGAAGAGCGGATCGAAGAAGAAGTGACGGCGGCACCCGCCAAGCGTGGACCCGGACGCCCTAAGAAGGTCGTAGCCTGATGGCCTGGACCGCATTCCAGACCGTGGCGCGCGCCCTGCAGCTGTGCGGGGCCTATGCGCCAGGCGAGACGCCCGAAGCGGCAATCGGACAGATCGGGCTCGACTCGCTGAACGCCATGCGATCGACCTGGAACCTCCAGGGCGTGACGTGCTACGGCCAGCGCATGATCGAGGTAACGTCCGACGGCGCCGCATCCTACACGCTCGGAACGGGCGGAGACGTGTCGACGCGCCCCATCCAGATTTCGCAGGTCCAGTTTGCAGGCGGGGAGCCCGTGATCCTGGAGCGCCGCACCTTTGAGGAGCTTCGAGGCTACGGAACGGCCAGCGGTGACCCCGCAGTCTGGTGCGCCGTCCAGGGTGATCCTGTGACGTTGTGGGTGTACCCCGCGCCTTCGACCGGAACCATCCGCGTCTTCGACCGTACGCCCTTTTCGCAGATCGCCAACCTTTCCGACGACATGCCTGACCCGATCGAGTATCGGGAGGCCATGGAGTACGGCCTAGCACTTCGGCTGTCCAGCATCCCCGGCATTGGCTCGGGGGACGTGTCCCCGTCGGTCGCCGCAATCGCCGCGCGCGCATTCGATCTCCTTCTCACGCGCAACCTCGTCAACGCCATCCCGCGCAAGAACCTGCACGCCGCGTTCAGGCTCTCGGAGACGGGAGACGGGGTTTCGTCGTGCTGACGGAATTGCCGTTCGCGATTCCTCCCTACTCCAGCAACATCCCCGGAATCGGTGGGGACGATGCGATCAACATCAGGCCCGAGATCGCCGGTTCTGGAGCCCTGGCGCAGCGCATGTTCGTGCATTGCCCCTCCCTCCGCGTCTACGTTGCCGAGGGTGTGGCGACCGCCTGCAGGGGCCTCTACACGGCTTCACAGGGACGTGTCTTCCAGGTTGCCGGTACATCGGTCTGGGAAATCCTCTCCAACCAGACGCGCGTTCTCCGCGGCACGATCGGCAGCGCATCGGGGCCTGTGGGAATCTCGGACAACGGCGATGACATGGTGATCCTCGACGGCGTGAGCGGCTACCGCTTCACGTTCGTGGATGCCGTCTTCCAGGAAATCACCGATCCCGAATTCCCCAGCGGCGCCGTTCACTTGGCGTACATCGACGGCTATTTCCTCTGCCTGGAGCCGAACACGGTCTACATCCGCTGGAGCGCGCTTCGTGACGCTTCGTCCTGGCCGACGCTCAACCGAGCCGCGGCCGAAGCATCGCCCGACCTCGCCACGGCCGTGATTGGGCAGGGGCGGGAATTGTGGGTGCTTGGCCCTTCATCCGCGCAGGTGTTCTATGATACCGGAAACGCAGACCAGGAATGGGCTCCCGTCCAGTCCGTTGCGCTCGACATGGGCACCGATGCACCCCATTCCGTGGCTGTTGCTCGGGATTCTGTCCTGTTCCTCGGGTCCGGCAAGGACGGATCCGCCCGCGTCTTCCGCACGTCGGGGTATCAAGTCGGCCCCGTGTCTTCCCCCGGAATCGAGGGTATTCTTTCCGCCGCGGGCGACCTGTCGGGAGCGATTGGCCGGGTGCATTCGTTCGGCGGACACACTTACTACGTCCTGACCATCGCCGCGGCCGAGAGGACCCTGGTCTATGATGTGGACCTTGGCGAGTGGCATGAGCGCGCGTGGATGAATCCGGATACCGGAGAGCTCCGCCGATGGCGTGGCACCCACGCGACGTTCGGACATGGGCGCATGCTCATTGGCGATTCGAACGGAAACGCGGTGTACCAGCTTTCGGACACC